CTGCTCCTATACTTGGTGTTGACAACCAGATGATTAAAAATGGTGCTATAGACTACTGGGAGGCAGAGGTGGACTCATTGAAGAGTGATGCAGATGCGCTTAACGAGTTCTATAGACAGTTCCCTCGCACGGAGTCACATGCGTTTAGGGATGAGAGTAAGTCATCAATATTTAACCTCACTAAGATATACCACCAGATAGACTACAACGACTCTATGATTGAGGGTCAGCTAGTGACACGTGGTGGGTTTCATTGGAAGGATGGTGAGAAGGATACCAAAGTTATATGGACACCTGACCAGCGTGGCAGGTTCTTAATTAGCTGGGTTCCTCCTACCAATATGCAGAACAATGTAATTACAAGGAACGGAATGAAGTACCCTGGGAATGAACACCTTGGGTCATTTGGCTGTGACCCATATGACATCTCTGCCGTAGTAGGTGGGAGAGGATCTAACGGGTCGCTGCATGGTATGACTAAGTATCATATGGACGATGCGCCTGCAAACCAGTTCTTCTTGGAGTACATAGCTAGACCACAGACTGCGGAGATATTCTTTGAGGATGTGCTGATGGCGTGTATCTTTTATGGTATGCCTGTGCTTGCGGAGAACAACAAGGCACGTATACTGTACCACTTTAAGAACAGGGGCTACAGAGCGTTCTCATTGAACAGGCCCGATAGGGTACTAAATAAGCTCAGTAAGACAGAGCGAGAGCTAGGGGGTATACCTAACTCATCTGAAGAAGTTAAGCAGGCCCATGCCTCTGCAATTGAGTCCTACATCGAGAAGTTCATTGGGTTCGATATGACCTCTACATATAGACCATCTGATGAGATAGGCACGATGCCATTCACTAGGACGCTTGAGGACTGGGCAAAGTTTGATATTAACGATAGAACGAAGCATGATGCGTCTATCAGTTCGGGGTTAGCTATAATGGCAAATCAAAAACATGTATATTTACCAGATAAAAAAGAATCGAAAATTAGTGTTAATTTCGCGAAGTACGCTAACACTGGAAATCAAAGTCAAATTATTAGATGAAAGATGTCGTAGTCAATATATCTTCAACAGCATTTCCAAGCCAGTTTGTTTCTGATTCGGAGAAAGCTACGCCTGAGTTTGGTCTTCAGGTAGGTCAAGCCATTCAGTACGAGTGGTTCCGGAAAGATGGCAGTAATTGTAGATACTATAATCAGTGGGCTGAGTTTCATCGCTTGCGTTTATACGCACGTGGTGAGCAGTCCATTCAAAAATATAAGAATGAGTTAGCCGTAGATGGTGACTTGTCTTACCTAAACCTAGACTGGACTCCAGTACCTATCCTTCCAAAGTTTGTGGACATTGTCGTTAACGGCATGAATGACAGACTCTTTAAGGTGAAGGCGTACTCACAGGATGCGATGTCTCAGGCAAAGCGCAGTAAGTATCAGGACATGATTGAGAGCCAGATGCTTGCTAAGGATCTGCTTTTAAAGATACAGGGAGAGACAGGCGTTGATCCGTTTGTAACAAACCCAGAGGAGCTACCTCAGACTGATGAGGAGCTATCACTATACATGCAGCTTAAGTATAAGCCTGCAATTGAGATAGCAGAAGAGGAGGCTATCAATACAATATTTGATGAGAACCACTACCAGGATACACGCAAGCGTATTGACTATGACCTTGCAGTAATTGGCATTGGTATAGCGAGGCATCAGTTCCTGCTAGGAGCTGGAGTTGAGGTGTCATATGTTGACCCAGCGAATGTTGTGTACAGCTACACTGAAGATCCATTTTTTCAAGACTGCTTTTATTGGGGAGAGATAAAGACTCTTCCTATAACAGAGCTACTAAAGATTGACCCTACTCTTACCCCTGAGCAGCTAGAAGAGATATCTAAATACTCTCAGAGCTGGTACGATTACTACAATGTGGCTAGATTCTATGAGAACAGTATGTTCAGTAGAGATACTTGCACACTACTTTACTTCAACTATAAGACCACTAAGAAGATGGTCTACAAGAAGAAGATTCTTGAAGGTGGTGGTACTCGTGTCATAGAGAAGGATGACAAGTTCAACCCTCCTACAGAGATGATGGATGAGGGTAAGTTTGAGAAGTTGGAAAAGACCATTGACGTATGGTACGATGGTGTGATGGTGATGGGCACTAACTTCTTGTTGAAGTGGGAGATGTCTGAGAACATGGTTAGACCAAAGTCTGCCTCTCAGCATGCAATACCAAACTATGTAGCGGTAGCACCACGGATGTATAAGGGTGCCATTGAGTCGTTGGTGAGAAGGATGATACCTTTCGCTGACTTGATTCAGTTGACTCACCTGAAGCTACAGCAGGTCATTGCACGTACTGTGCCTGATGGTGTGTTCATTGATGCGGATGGGTTGAATGAGGTTGACTTGGGAACAGGTGCGGCTTACAACCCAGAGGATGCACTAAGACTATACTTCCAGACTGGTAGTGTCATTGGCAGAAGCTATACTCAGGATGGTGAGTTTAACAATGCACGAGTTCCTATTACGCAGCTTACATCTAACTCAGGATCTGCTAAGACTCAAATGTTGATTGCTAACTACAATCACTACCTTGATATGATTCGGTCTGTGACTGGACTTAACGAGGCTAGGGATGGATCTACTCCTGACCCTAATGCGCTAGTAGGTGTACAGAAACTTGCAGCACTTAACTCTAATACAGCTACAAGACATATCCTTGAGAGTGGTCTATTTATCTATAGGTCTCTTGCTGAGGCACTTACATATCGTGTTGCTGACATATTGCAGTACGCTGACTTCAGGGATGACTTTGCTAATAAGATTGGTAAGTACAATGTATCTATCTTGAATGACATCAAGGACCTATACCTATACGACTTTGGTATCTTCATTGAGATTTCTCCTGATGAGGAGCAGAGAGCTCAGCTTGAAGCGAATGTTCAAATGGCATTGTCTAAGGGAGATATTAATCTTGAGGATGCTATTGACATTAGAGAGCTTAAGAATCTTAAGCTTGCCAACCAGCTACTTAAAATGAAGAGAATTAAGAAGCAGGAGCGAGAAGAGAAGATGATGATTCAGAAGCAGGACATGATGGCTCAGCAGCAGATGCAGTCTCAAGAGTTTGCTGCTCAGGCAGCTATGCAACAGCTTCAGTTGGATACCCAATCTAAGATGCAGATTAAGCAGGCAGAGGTGGCATTCGACATTGAGAAGCTAAAGGCAGAGGCAGATCTTAAGAGAATGCTAATGGCTGAAGAGTTTAGTTATCAGATGCAGATTGCTGGTGTTAAGGAGACCGCACTTGCGGATAGAGATACGATGAAGGAAGAGTCTAAAGCCAAGCGTATCAGTCAGCAGAATTCTGAGCAGTCTAAGTTAATTAATCAGAGGAAGAATAACTTACCTCCATTGAGTTTTGAGTCCAACGAGGACTCGCTTGATGGGTTCGACATGGCAGAGTTTGAGCCACGTTAAAAAAAAATATATATTTGTAACATAAAATCTAATAAAATGGAAATCAAAGTAAGATCACTAGATGGAATTGAGCCAAAGAGTGTACAGGAAGTAGAGAAAGAACTACTTGAAAAACATGAAATGGAGATTAATAGTGAAGTGCAATTGGATACTTCTAGTATTGACAATGCGGTTCAAGAGAGTGCTCCTGAAGAGGAGGAGTTATCTGAAGAAAAAGTTCTTTCATATATTGGAAAAAGATACAATAAGCAAATCAATTCATTTGATGAGTTGATGGATCAGAGACAGAGCAATGAAGAATTGCCTGAGGATGTTGCAGCTTATTTGAATTATAAGAAGGATACTGGTAGAGGATTTGATGATTTCCTAAAGCTTAGGAAAGACTACGATTCAATGGACCAGAATCAACTTCTTAAAGAGTACCTTGCAGATACGCAGCAGAATTTAGACGAAGAGGACATTGATGTCTTGATGGAGGATTACACCTACGATGAAGACCTAGATGATGAGTCAAAGATTAAGCATGTAAAGATTGCAAGAAAGAAAGCTATTGCCGAGGCTAAGAAACATTTCAATTCTCAGAAAGATAAATATAAGCTTCCGCTTGAGTCAAGTGGTATGGGCTTATCTCCAGAAGAGAAGGAAGAGTTTGAGGCTTACCGTCAGTATACAAAACAGTCAAAGACTGTAGAGGAGGAAGGTAATCGAAAGCGTAGATGGTTCGACCAAAAGACAGATGAGGTTTTTAGTAAAGACTTCAAAGGATTTGAGTTTGACATTAACGATAAGAAGATTCTATTTACTCCGGCATCTGGTTCAGAATTAAAGAGTGCTCAGTCGAGTCCATTAAACTTTGTTAATAAGTTCTTGGATGACAGTGGACTAATTAAGGATGCTGCTGGATACCACAGGTCTTTGTCTATCGCAATGAATCCTGAGAAGTTTGCCAAGTTCTTTTATGAGCAAGGGCAAGCGGATGCTACCGATGACGTTTTACGTAAGACCAAAAATATAAATATGTCTGAGCGTAGAGCTCCTGAGGTTGTTAATAAGGGTGGGATGCAGGTGAAGGCGGTTGCGCCAGACTCTGGAAAGGGTCTAAAAATCCGCAGTATTAAAAGAATGTAACAACTAAAAACAAAAAAAACAATGGCAGTATTAAATTCTCCTGGGTTCCAATTGCAGCCGAGTGCTGAGCAGGTTCCCTTATCAACAAACTACATTACCAACTTCGACTTCTTGAACCAGTATCTACCTGATACTTACGAGAAAGAATTTGAGCGTTACGGTAACCGTACAGTAGCTTCCTTCCTAAGAATGGTAGGAGCTGAAATGCCTTCCAACTCTGACATGATCAAGTGGGCTGAGCAAGGTCGTTTGCATACTAAGTATGTGAACTGTGATTCATCTGCGGCAGCTGCTGCTGATTCCGCAACTATTACTGTTTCTGATGCTAACGTAACCGCTATTGCGATCCGTGCTGGACAGACTGTATTTATCTCTGATAATGCTACAGGTCTTTCTAACAAGGGTATCGTTACCGCTGTTAACACTTCTGCTGACACTTTCGATGTAGCTTACTACGAAGCTGGAGGACAGACTTTCTCTGGAGATGCTGTTCTTTCAGTATGGATTTATGGTTCTGAATTTAAGAAAGGAACTGTTGGAATGATCGGATCTTTGGAAGCTGAAGATGAATTCTTTGACAACTCTCCAATCATCATCAAGGACAAGTATGCAGTATCTGGTTCTGACATGGCTCAGATTGGATGGGTAGAAGTAACTACTGAGAATGGTGCGACTGGATACCTTTGGTATTTGAAGTCTGAGCACGAGACTCGTCTACGTTTCGAAGACTATCTTGAGACTGCAATGATTGAAGCGGTTCCTGCTGAGGCGGGGTCTGGTGTAGCTAACGCTGGCTTGAACCCAATATATGGTAACAAAGGTTCTGAAGGTATCTTCTATGTTGTTAACAATCGTGGTAACGTATGGGGTGGTGGTAACCCAACTACTCTTTCTGATTTTGATAGCATCATCTCTCGTCTTGACAAGCAGGGATCTATCGAAGAGAACGTAATCTTCTTGAACAGAGCATTCAGCTTTGACATTGACGATATGTTGGCAGCTCAGAACAGCTACGGTGCAGGTGGTACTTCTTATGGTCTATTTGACAATGATGAGAAGATGGCTTTGAACCTTGGATTCACTGGCTTCCGTAGAGGTTATGACTTCTACAAGTCTGACTGGAAGTACTTGAATGATCCTACCATGCGTGGTGGTTTACCAACTGGTGCATCTGCAACTGGTACCGTAACTGGTCTATTGGTTCCTGCTGGTTCTACTACTGTGTATGACCAAATCCTTGGTAAGAATGCTAAGCGTCCATTCTTGCACGTTCGTTACAGAGCTTCTGAGACTGAAGATCGTAGATACAAGACTTGGATCACAGGTTCTGCCGGTGGTGCACAGACTAGCGATCTCGATGCAATGGAGGTCAACTTCTTGTCTGAGCGTTGTGTATGTACCTTGGGTGCAAACAACTTCGTGTTGTTCAGATACGGAGCCTAATTGTAAATAATATGGAGGGGCCGATTGGCCTCTCCTTTACATTTAAACAAAAGAAACGATGGCAAAGAAAGGAATAGGACCTGGTCCTAAACAAAGTAAACCTGCGGCAGGTAGTAGAACTGATTCAGCTGGGATGCAGTATTTTGGAAAACAAGTTGCTAGTGCAATGAGTGCACAAAAGCCTGCTGCTGCAAAGAAGCCTGCTCCTAAAAAGCCTGCTGCTCCTGCACCTGCTCCTAAAAAAGCTGCTGCTCCTGCGCCTGCTGTTGCAGCAAAGAAGCCTAGCACTATTAATAAAAGAGCACCGTTAATGGATGTTAATCTTGGTAAGGGGTATAAGATGTCAATTGATACTACAAGTATGAATAAGCCAGATGAACAGACCTATAACTATATGGTTAGGAATGCAGCTGGAAAGGTTACATCAAAGGGAAACATAGCTAAGACTGAAGGTAAGTTTGGAGCTAGTCAAGTAGTTAAAAAGCTTAAGGCAAAGAAGTAACAATTAACTGAGGGGGTCGCTGTGGCTCCCTCTATTTTAAATCTTTAAATCTAATCAAATGAAAAAAGCAGTAATAAGTTCTGACAAAGTCTATAAACTAAAAGGAGAGTCTGCTCCTTTATCATTCACTTTACCATCAAGGAATACTAGAAGGTACCCACTCCTTTACTTTGATGAAGACAATAATGTCAACAGGACATTAAGGTATGCTATCAATCAGAAGTCTCCATTCGAGGATGAGCAAGATGGTAACGCAATCGTAGAGCCAATCGTATTTGAGAATGGCTTCCTATCAGTTCCAAGAACTAACCCAGTACTACAGCAGTTCCTACACTATCACCCACTAAATGGTATCTCATTTATTCAAGTGGACTATGAGAAGGATGCAGCCAAGGAAGTAGAGAAGCTTACAGCTGAAGTAGATGCATTGATTGAAGCACGTCAACTTAGTGTGGATCAGCTCGAAACAATCTCTAGAGTTTTGTTTGGTAAAGATCCAAACAAGTCCACAACATCTGAGCTTAAGCGTGATATTTTGATTTACGCAAAGAGAGATCCAAGAGGGTTCTTGAATATCCTACATGATCCAATGCTAAAGCTTCAGTCAAACATACACGTATTCTTTGAGAATAAGTTGTTAACATTTAGGAATAACAACAAGGAAGTGTGGTTTAATACCCCTTCAGTAAAGAAGAAAATGCTTACCGTATCTTATGGTGAGGACCCATACTTTGCCGTGTCTCAATTTTTAAAGACAGATGATGGCATTGATGCTTTGAAAATGTTAGAAAATAATTTAGATTTGTAAAGTAGTCTTTCATATTTTGTGTTGAATGTTTAAAAACGGGGGTGTAATAACACCCTCTTTTTTTTTGTTTATATTTGTAAAAAGACTAGAATGATCAACTCAGTTCGAAATACCGTATTGGCAATTCTGAACAAGAATAATTACGGATACATCTCCCCCTCTGACTTCAACCTGTTTGCCAAGCAGGCTCAGCTAGAAATCTTTGAGGAGTACTTCTCTGAGTATAACAATACTATTAATAAAGAGAATGCTCGTGTTTCAGGTACTGACTACGCAGATGTTAGAAAAGCTTTAGAGGAAGCGATTGAACTATTTGCTATGACATCTACTCTTACTCAATTTGCTGCTGCATCAAATAGATTTTATCTACCATCGGTAACTACGACTGGATTTGATTACTTCATGATCAGTAAAATTCTTTGTTATGATGGGTCTGGTGCAACTAGAGTATTCAAGGGAGAAGCAGATAAGGTAACTCATGGTAAGATTACAATGCTTATTAACTCTAACTTGACTGCTCCTACCGAAACATACCCAGCATATACTCAAGAAGGTAGCGTCCTAACGGTATATCCTGCTACTATAAATCTAGCGAATGAGGTGGATGCTGTTTACTTCAGGTATCCAAAGGATCCGAAGTGGACATTCACTACACTAACTAATGGTGAGCCTGTGTTCAATCAGTCGGCTGGTTTAGGATACCAAGACTTTGAGCTACCGATAGAGGATGAAATAAAATTAGTTACAAAAATTCTTCAGTATGCAGGAATGTCTATCCGTGAGATTGAGGCAGTTCAATTTGGTGGAGCTGAAGAACAAAAACAATCGCAATAATCATGGCATACATCAGTCAATATCAGTACTACGAAAATAATGGGGCTACTCCTGTAGACGCAAACTGGGGGTCATATCAGTATGTTAGCTTACAGGATATTGTCAACAACTTCCTGTTGATGTACGCTGGAAACCACTCATTGATTAATAATGAGGAGCGATATAAAATTCTGTTTCATGCCAAGAGAGCGATACAGGAACTAAACTATGATGCGTTTAAGCAGGTAAAAGTTCTTGAGATGACTGTCAATGATTCACTTAAGTACATTCTACCATCTGACTATGTCAACTGGGTTAGAGTGAACTTGTATAAGGATGGTTACTTGAGACCACTTACTGAGAACATTCAAGTACTTTCTTCTTTGGCTTACCTTCAGGACCAAACTGGTAAGATATTATTTGATCAGCAAGGTAACGCCTTGTCCCCTGAGTTCTCTGAGATTGACTTACAGAGGTTAGAGGGTATCAAGAAAAGTATATACTTAAATCCTCAGAGCGGATACGATGGTGAAGAGGGATGGGATTTGGGTGATGGCAACTGGTGCTTTGAGTATGGACTAGGCCAGAGATATGGCCTAAACACTGAGACTGCTAACTTCAACCCTACCTTTAATATTGATGCGAAGAGTGGTGTGATTAACTTTAACTCAGACATGTATGGTCAGTCTGTAATATTAGAGTACATATCTGATGGGATGGAGAATGGGAATGATGCTAGTGTTAGTGTAAATAAATTGTTTGAAAAATTTATTTATGCGTACATTACGTATGAAATCCTAAACTCAAAGCTTGGCGTACAGGAGTACATTGTAAACCGTGCAAGAAAAGAGAAGACTGCTCTGCTTAGAAATTCTAAAATAAGATTGAGTAACATTCACCCAGGAAGACTATTAATGAATCTACGTGGCATGGACAAGTGGTTGAAATAATATGACTAACATCACAAGAAATTTCATAGCTGGAAAAATGAATAAGGTCGTTGATGAACGACTAATTCCTGATGGAGAATATATTGATGCGCTTAATATCCGCATGGGTTCTACTGAGAACTCTGAGATTGGTGTCATTGAGAATGCTAAGGGTAATAGCAAGTTAACTACAGTTAAGTATGTTGATGGGACATTACTAAGTTCTTCAGCTAGATGCATAGGCACTATAGCGGACAACACAAACGAAACTATCTATTGGTTTATTCATGACTCCAACTTTCCAGTAGGTGCTACAGGTAAGCTTGATATGATTGTGTCATTCAACGTGTACAACAACATATTGACCTATCACCTGATTAGCATCAACGATGGAGGCGGAGACAATACCACA